GTTTATGATAACTGGTTCTCGGCATATCCATTTACCGAGATTATCCAGGAACTTCTGAACAGATAACTTCTGCCGTTCTTTGTCGGATGCCGTGCGGTAAACCACATAAAATGGATACTGACATACCTGATGCATTACTCCGCATACATCTTCTTTTTCTGAATAAATCAAGGCACCGTTATCTGCTGAGAAAGCGATTCCGGAATCTTTGCCGAGTTCCTCAAATTTGATTGTTTCATTATCGTACAGTCCCGGATACTGGTTCAGAAGTGCTTTCATGGCATCTGTCAGAATCTCATATCCAGTTGCATCTTTTCCGATAGGTTTATCTGCCATGTCTGCCACCTCCTGCCTGTGCTTTTACTTTACGAATCCATGTACTGCCGTATTGTCGTTTAGCGGCATCAAACCAATGGGCTTGTGCCCGTGGGTGCGCCTGTTTGGTATACTCAAGGTTTTCCTTAGCTGCTGTCCGTCCGGAGAACTGACTAACAAGTACTTTTTTTGCTCCACGTCTTGCATAAGGGCTTCCGGTTGCTTCGTCAACCATTACTTTTCCCTCATATAGAAAACGTCCATAAGGAGCAGCCGCAGCACACACAAGTCCAGTTCCTTGCAATGATGTGCTTTCAATTCTTGTCCGGTTGATAAAGTCCCCTGTAATCATCGGCATAAACGGAACCATACTGTCCATGACCATCCCGTCAAGGAGATACTGAGCTTCTTGATACTGTCTGGAGAATCTATCCATATTCAGCTTGATTTTCATATCTCCATCGACTACGGAGAATCCTTTGAAATGATGAATTTTACTCATATTACTTACCCAGAATCTCGAAGTGTGGAATCAGTGTGTACGGACCGCCAACACTGGTAATCTTGAACACGTTATCCTTGTTCTCGTTCATGTACTGATAGAATCCGATCCGATAATCACCATCAGATACCGTTCCGCCAGTCCACTCACCCTCCCAGAAGAACGATTCGTCTGAGAATGTGATAGTATCTTCCAAAGCGTTGTTAATCTGCTGCTTCCACTCTTTAGGCGGCACCCATGGAAGAATCTTACCGTCTTTATCAGTAATGGTTATATCGCCGTTCTGGACAGTGTAACGAATGTGTAGCTGTGCGTTGTCTGTTGCGTCTGGCCCGTACTTCTTAAGGATTGCTCCTTTATCGGTAACGAGGTCGACACCGGATAAAACATGAGGATACCAGTACGCATCTCCAGTTGTGGCACTTTCGTAATAGTTGAAAAGTGTAATTTTAGACGAATACATGATATCCTCTCCTTAATTATTCTCTCTGCACTGTCTGCTTAATAACCTGATTCACGCCAGTAGCCGACAGTCCATTAAACATACCGACTGCAACTGCCGTTATATAGTCCGTTGCCGGAAAATCTGGGATAACTCCCATCCCGACCGCTCCGAGAACGCCACCAATAATCGCCATGATTACCGGAATCCATTCATCAGAGATTCTTTTTGATGCTTTACAGCCCATTCCTACGATGTAGCAGATCATAACGATTGCTATACATGAGCCAAGTGTTGAAATATCCATTATTTATCCTTTCTGGTTGGGACTACGTTTCCGCAACCCATACAATACTTTTTGCCGTTTTTATACTTTACGCACGTGCAGTTGTCTACTTCACAACATTTCTTATCATTTACTTCGACGTAATCTTTCATATCATTTACACTCCTGCATACAATACTGGTATTCCTTCATCTGTTCTAACTCCCATCAACAGCGGTAAAGCTGTCTTAAGAAGTAAGTCGTTCGTTTTCTGTACGTCTCCGGCGGCGGCATATACCGCACTCCATTCCTTTGCACTCGCTCCAATCTGCTGAGGTGTGGCATAAGAAATTGATTCGCTGCCAGATGATACAGACGTTACAATGCCTGTAGTGCTACCACCGGACCCAGACACGGTAGAATTTCCATGTATAGCGGCATCAGTAGCATTCTTTTCAGCAAGCTCAATCTGATACATTAATTCAGTCAGCGAACATACAGCATTTCTAATACGTTTTCTAGCGCGTTTATTAGTCGGAAGTCCTCCTAAAAGCCTGTCGAATGTCAGTGTATCTACAAAATCGCTTGCCCTTCCAGCAAGTCTATCAAAGTCGTTTTCTGGCACGACCGAGCCGAAGTATGAAGTTGTATAAAAATCATAATCTGCATAAGCCATGCCAGTTACCTCCCAGGTTTATGATTTTGCTGTTACGCTTGTACTTCCGGCGTTCAGTGCTTTGTATGTTCCATCACACTCAACCACTGTAATCTTCTGTCCGGTTGCTGCTGTGATATCGGCTTTTCCATCCCAAGTACTCCAGTTTCTGAGATTCTGTCCATATCCGACAGTTACTGCTTCTGCTGCAACTTTGTATTTATACACATTGCCGGCATTTTCCTTAGCCGGATTTACAGTGATTTTTGTATCACCGCTCTCTGTCCCAGCCACGGAATTTACTGTCAGAGTGCCAAGTGTTGGTGTCTCATCAATGGTAATTACTGCGATTGCATCAATGTACTCTGCGAAAAGAGTAAGTCCCATGACCGCAAACGCTTCGGACACCGCTGTGTGGTAGTTGCCCTGAGTGTGGAATCCGATCAGGTTTGTCTCGCCGGAAACGGTATACACCAGACCAGCTCTCGCAAAGTCCGATTCGTTCGGATCTACATAGTACAGGACGATGTTCTCAACAGGCGTAGCGATAACCTGTCCTCTCGGGATTTCACTATCAGATAACAGGAAGATAGTATTGAATCCCATGAAATCTTTCATGTACTGGAATCCGAACTGGTTCTGAATGGTGATCTCAGCTGCTCCGAGATATTCATATACGTCCAGAATGTTGACAAATCCAACAACGCCAGTCACATTTCTGTGCATCTGTTTGAATTTGTTTTCAACGCGACCCTTAGCCATTGCCAGAGCCATCTGGAATGTTGTTTCTGTGGAAGTAAGTGTACCGGTTTTCAGATAGTCATAAAATCTGCCGGTAACATCAGTCTGAAGCTGGAAAAGGAATTCATCATCGGTCATCTGAACAGCGTTCTCGTAACCATGATCCTTGATTGCTTCGATAGATACAGCCTTTGCGTACTTCTCGATAGTCATTTCCGCATAGTCTTTTTCTTTTACAACGAATTTGCTGTAAGGGATTTCCTCACCCTCTGCCACTTTTCCGCTCTGTAAAGTACCCTCTGCGTATTTTGACTTGAGTACAGCACCCGGCTGCTTTTTGATAGGTCTCATGATACCCAGAATATCACGTAAGTGCTGCCAGTTTCTTTCGAATCTGGTAACAAAGTCAATCTCACGTGCTGTGACATGAATATCATTAGTCATAATAAGATTTGTTTTTGCTGGCATAAAAGAATCCTTTCTACCCATAATTGTTAAGGTATTGGGTTAGCGGCTATACTCTGACGTATAGTCGGTGTAAAAAATCACTGGAATAACTGGATATTCTGAGCAATTGCAGCCTGTCTCTCGGACGGGTCTTTGATTGCTTCGATATCTTTCTTGGTCATACTTCCCGGTGTCTGCTGATGTCCAATCCGCGCTGTTGCAAATCTCGCCTGTTGCTGCTGAGCCTGCCGTTGACTTTCATCTACAAATGTATCAGGTTCATCCTGTTTCATCTGTTCAAGTAAATCATTAAGTCCAAGAATCTTTCCGTCCTTAAGCTTAAGACCAGCTGATTTGATATCAGCAGTAACAGATCTTTTAGCTGCTGGAGATGAAAAATTAACATTTTCCAATGCAGTTTTAAGAGCATCGTCAAAATCTCTTTCGTATATTTTCGCATTGAATTCTTTCTCCGCATCTGCCGCTTTCTGTTTCCAAGTCGCTAACTCGGTCTTGACATTTGCCGGGTCAATGCCGTCAAAGCCTTTTAAGGTTTCTTCTGCTGTCTCAGCACGTTCTTTCCAGTCATCACGTTCACCTTCGACTTTCGACAGAGTTTTCGCTACTTCTTTAGCATTCTTGTAATGCTCAGAGAGTGCTTTCTTTACATCTGCCTGTTTATCCTCCGGGATTTCAATTCCAAATGATTTTAATGTGTCAATAAGTTTCTGCATATACATCCTCCTGGTCGTGTTTATTGACCTGCCGCCGCAGGTAAGTGGATTAAGCCAGTTAGACCACTGGCAGGGTAAGCGGAACTTCCAGAGTCGAACTGGAAAACTTGTATCTATAGATATTTGTCCTATAGCCGATAGGTTCCACATAACCCGGATTCCCGGGTTAGCAAGGTATTTTACGTGCTATGCCTAAACACGGGACGTTCGGGCTACGTCAACACCGCCTATACGGTCGCACACCTCTGCACGGGTTGGATTTCACTGTTCAGTTATATGCTCACAAGGAGGTATGCCGCCATGCACTAACGGCAATGGTACGTGTCGGAAATTGCATCCGCTTTTCAACCTCCAGGTTCCGCCCGAACCTGTTTCTGTTAAGGACACGCGCCTAAGAAAGGAGGAATCAATGAAAAAATGTCTATGTCAAGTGGCTACAACCACTTACGAATCTTCCTTATGAATACATTTTACCACAGAACCTCCAAAAAGTTGTGGTACATGTTTTGACTAATTAGAGCATATCACGGAGCTTTTCCACGTATCTTTTAACAAGATCACGTTCCTCCCGGCACTCCGCATCCTTGGACATATCGCTCATTTCTGTTGTGAGTTCGTCCAGATGTTCTTCCAGAGCGGCAAGCATCTTCCTCTTACAGTCCTCAGATTTGCCAGAACGATAGCTCTGTTTCTGTGTCATGTAGTCATCGTAAGCGTCTCGTCCGTCAGAACGGCTGTAATGCCCTCTGACATAATGTTCCCCACGTCTGGCATAAGAACTGCCTCTGTCGTAATCCGGCATCATTCTGCCATCATTTGAGCTATATCTCCCCATGCTGTCGCGCTTTCTTCCACGTTCGCTGTAATCGTCATTGTAGCCACCACGCATCTCATCAAGGACAGTATTGTAATATTCCACTTTCTTGTCCCAGTACTGCGTATTCTTGATATCTTTATACATATCAATCAGTTTGTATGTCATTTCCAGATTTCCAGTGGTCAGCCCACTGTCAGCAATTTTGGACAGTTCGTCTTCAATTCTTGCACATAAGTCTTTAATGTCTCTCATAATCACACCTCCTATGCTTCTCTGGTCACAACAATGTTTGCGTTCGCAACAGAAACAGCCTGATCGCTTGTGTTCTCTACTGCGATATTAACGCAACATCCGCGAGGTACATCAATATAGATACCAGAGGACACATTGTTATACTGGTCTACTGCTGCCGGTGTGGAAATCATCTGTGAAGATAATACAGGCTCGCCAGAGATTGCAATAGCCAGAGAAATAGCTCCGACAGTACCGCCTGTTGGAATTGCGATATTACCAGAAAAGTCCACGAAAAATCTAGCCTTGCACTGGTTAGTAAGTCCTCTCAGCGTAATAATCCCGCTTCCTTCCCTGTGCTGAATGCAGTTAGAACCTTTAACTGCTGTGTTTGAAAATACTACGTTTCCATTTGCTGCTACGGTCTGAGCAGCTACATTTGTAAATTCTGCCATAAAAAACTCCTTTCATATCACAAAAGGGCAGATTTTTGGCCTGCCCCTCTGTGTAATACGGCATAAGCCGACATCCGAAATCAATCGAAAGATACTCTCAATATGAAATTATCAGCAATTACATCCAGTGTTGCATCCGCATCCGTAATATGTGTTCGGATTAGGAACCTGATATGCCGGAATCGGCGCCGGATTAATCGCATTAATGAGCTGCTGTGTCTGTGAAGCCATTGCAGTTGTGAGAAGTGCGCTCTGGCGGTCCTGAGAAGCAGCACGTCTGAGATCATTGTTTTCAGCCTGCAAGTTAGAAATCTTTTCATTGCAAAGATAATCAAGAATGGCTCTTGTTCCAGCGTTCTGGCTGTCAATAATGTCTCTTGTGTTGTTGTTCATGGTGTTCTGCAATGCACAGGTATTCTGTGCCATGTTGTAGTTTATGCCCTGGATTGCTTCTCTGGTTTCGCAGCAGCAGTTTGCAAGCTGTGCCTGGAGTGCATTGGTATTCTGCATATTTGCTACAGTGTCAGCATTAATAGCCTGCTGAATGCCGAAACCAGTCTGCATGATGTTTGTGTTGATTCCGTTAAATCCGGTAAGCATACCGTTATTCATAGCATAGAAGCCATCACACAGGCCGCTATTGATTCCGTCAAGCTTGCTGATTACAGCGGAATTGTCGAATCCTCTCTGAATATCTGCCTGAGTAGCTGCTGTAGCTACATATCCTCCGCCGTTTCCATTATTGCCCCATCCGTTGTTTCCCCATCCGAAGAAAGCAAAAATAAATAAAACAATAATCCACCAGCTGCCATCTCCACCAAACATGCCGTCATTATTTCTGCCGTTTCCAGTAGCAGCGGCAATATCTGCTAAGCTATAATTTCCATCCATAATATAATCTCCTTTTTGTGTATTTACATCAATCTGGCCAGATTGTAATGTACTATTTCATTCCTTTCAACATGCGCTGGAATTGCCCTGCCATCTGTTGAACTTGATTGAGCTGCTGTTGAGAAATCTTTCCAGACTGCAACATTTTCTCGACTTCTGCTTTCGGATCTCCCTTAAAATTCTGTTTAAACTGCATAAACTGTTGTATCATCTGCATTGGTCCGTTTCCCTGCGGCATCCCGCCGCCAAGTGCGTTAAATAATGGATTACTCATCTGCATTTCCTCCCTTGGTCGCTGATTCCTGTACGGTATTAGCCCTAACAGGTTCAGAAAATGAATTTAATCGGTTTATGATAACTTCGTATTTGCCTTTCAAATCATCGTATTCCTGTCGAGTAACATATTTACTGTCCATGTTCTGAACAGGCTGCTTAGGCGGCATCTGAGAACCTACCTCGTGGTATTCAAATGTCCGCAGTGGTTGTGGCATACCGGATACATCTGTGGATTTTATGTAGAACTTTTCACTTTCGCTGTCCATCAGCAAAACACTTGTCCCGGGTGCTACCAGATAGGATTTTGCGC